TGCCGGAGGAAATTTCTCGCGTCACCGGAAACGCCACGCCGTTAGCTGAAGGCGCCGCCGACATCCGCGGTCGCTATGACATCACTGCCGAGTTCGACGCGAGAACCCTCGATAACGCCGCCTTGGAGGCCAAGATGACGTTCCTGACCCAAAATCTAGTGCCTCTGGATTCAATGGGGGTTATCGACCGCGCGCAATTGATCAAGGTCATGCTCGGCTCAGTAGACCAGAATCTCGCCAACCTTCTAGTCAGGGATATCGGCGCCGCGACGCAGATGGAACAAGAAGACGAACAAACCGCCTTCGCCAAAATCGCCGCAGGCACCGAACCCCCGCTCAAAGAAGGCGGCCAAAACGCGCAAGTAAGACTGCAAACCTTGCAGCAGATCATTCAGTCCAACCCCGCCGTCCAGCAGCGCTACCAGCAGGACGAAATCTTCCGGTCAATGATCGACGCAAGAGCACAAGCCTTCCAGTTCCAATTGCAACAGCAACAGAACGCAGTCATCGGCCGCACCGGCGCGCAACCCGCGCTGCAAAAGATGGCGCAGGAACAGCAACTCGGCATGGCTGCCGCACCAGTCTCTTAATGCTCCTGCTGCCAACTGCCAACTGACTCCTGCCAACTTCCCCATCCCATGCATCCAAACATTAACGTCAGGAACGTCGCCGGATTAAATATTCCGCAGCACGACTATCTCAGCATCTCGTATTACGGCAGCACGAACAACATCCAGACCGTCACCTACAAAGAAGGCGGCAGCGGAGGCCAAACAGTCGCCACACTGACCTTCTCCTACACGACCAACCCGCCGACCACCAACGACGCGGACCTCGCTGCCGTCACCCGCTCTTAGTCTTTTAGTCTCTTAGTCTCTTAGTCTCTTTTACCATGCCTTGGACGTTTAACCCCTTCAGCGGCACGTTCGATCAAAAAGGATCGGGCGGCGGCGGCGGTGCGTCCTATATCGACGGCGAGGTGCAAAACTTCAGCGCATTGCCCACCGCCAACCCGCCAGCCGTAGACAGCGCCTACCTCGTCCGCGAACCCGAAGGCACTTGGCTCATCAACCGCAAGCCCGCTGGCATCTACATTCGCGTTGCCACCACCGGAACACGCGCAACTGACTGGACCTACGCGGGCATTCTGCCGGATGTCTTCAACGACGCCAACTTCCTCCTCTATGACAACGCGGACAGCTCCAAAAATCTAGCCTTCCAGCTCTCCGGCATCACCACCGGCCAGACCCGCACGCTCACGGCCGCCGACCGCTCCGGCGTCAATGTCGTCAGCGACACCGGCGCAGGCAGCGGCAGCGACGTGGTCAACAACATCGTGAGCCTCACCCAAGCCGAATACAACGCCATCGGAAGTCCCGACGCGGCCACGCTCTTCCTCATCACCGATCCGTAAGCCATGGCCCTTCTGCAAAAAGCCTATCTCGGTGCCACGCCGCTCTTCCGCAATGAGGATTGGTTTGAGGATACCGCGCCACAAATTATTGACACCCAAGGCGGCGTCACGATCACCGCAAACAGTTCGGCGAACACCAAGGGATCGTGGACGCAGTTGATTGCATCCACATCAGCAAATGCCTCCCTGCTGACGGTGCTTGTCGGCAGCGTGCAAATAGGCGCGACCAACACGGCAACGCTTGTAGACCTTGCTATGGGGGCCAGCGGAAGCGAGGTCGCATTTGCCAGCGACATTGCGGTTGGCGGCGCAAGCGGTGGTGGTGGTGGGTCGCGTGCTGCCGCTTATTTTCAAATACCGCTCAAAATTCCAAGCGGCACGCGAATTTCGGCGCGCATTCAATCCGTTGTCACGGGCGGGAAAACCGCCGCAGTTGCTTTGTATACTCAGGACGCTGGCGACTACAGCACGGCACCTACCAGCGTGGACGTTATTGGCGGCAACACCGCCAACAGCCAAGGCATCAGTTTCAGCGGAGCCAGCGGAACGTGGGTTGAAGCGACTGCGTCTACGTCTCAAGCCTATAGAGCCGTTGTTCCGGTGGGATCTGTGCATGACGCTGGCGTTTCGCCCAACATTACCCCAACGCTCACCCTTGGGGTTGGAGCCAGTGGAAGCGAGGTGGCGTTTGGCACCGTTCGCTATGAGTTTGATACGGCTGAAAGAGCGTCATTGCGCGAGCCATATAACACGGTGTTTGGCCGCAACATCCCCGCAGGCAGCCGCCTCGCCATGAAACACACCATCGCCGCTGACCCGTCTAAATTTGGTTTTTGCCTCATCGGCATCCCCTAAGTCATGCAAAACTGGCACCTCCTCTATAACACCACGACCGGCGAGTCCGTCTCAATCGGCACCGTCATCGCCGATCCGTTGCCGGAAGGCATCACCGCGCTCCCGCTCACCGACGAGCAGGGCGAAGGACTGCAAAACGGCAGCCTGCAATGGGACGCCGCCACCCGCACGCTCATCCCCACGCCGCCGCCCGCCGTCACCGCCGAAGAACACCTCCGCAGTGTCGGCCTCGCAGGGGACCGCCAGCCCACACTTTTGTATCTGCGCCAAAGCCTCACCGCCGCAGGCAAAACCTGCGCCGAGCTGGACGCCGTCGAAGCCTACTTGCAGCAAGTCCTCACCATGTTCGCCGCCAATCCGGCGCCGCGTAACGACTGGCCGAATCCCAGCGTCACCTTTGAAGCCGCCGTCCAGTCCGCCATGAACGCACTTAACAGCTAATGCGCACAGTAACTCTACAAAGCATCCTCCTCCGCGCATGGCAACGTGTCGGCAACGATGCGTCCACCATCGACGCCATCCCATCCGGCGCAAGAACCATGATGGTCGCCGCCGCCAACGAGCGCATCGCCGACTGCTGGGAGTGGGCGGACTGGCCGGAATTGATGCGCGTCGAAAGCCGCACCGTGCAGGGCGATGCCACGAGCGGCTATTACATCGACTACGAGCAGACAGGATCTCCAACGCCCACACCGATGGGCGAAGTGTTTGCGGTCCTGCGCGACAATCCGGCGACACACGCCGCTCCCCGCGCCATTGGCTTTACGCTCCTCGGAGATGCCATTCGCTTCCCCGAAGACACCGACCTGCCGACTAGCGTCTGGGTCAACTTCCGCATCCGCCCGATAGACGTTCCGGCCCGCGTCCTCGCCATCGGCATGTCTGCCGCGCTACTTGAAAACATTTACCCCGCCGTCATCGCCAAAGCAGTCGCGCTCATGCTGACCTCCGACCTCCTCACCGAAGACGGCCAGCTCGACAAGGCACTCGCCATGGAACAGATGGCCGAGTCCGAGCTGATCGCGCAGCGCGACAAATATTACTTTCAGCAGGGCCAACCCTCCATGTGGACCGCCCGCGTCAACCAATACTAACTATGCATCCTAATACCCGCATCACCAACCGCGCGAACGGCGTCCACCTCATCGCCAACACCGACACCGTCACCGGCGACTTCAGCGCTGTCGTCAGCCTCGACGCTGCCACAAAGTTTCACACCCTGACCGGCAACCAGACCGGCGTGGCCGACACAACAAGCGGCACCGCCTATGCGTTTCCTGTCGGCACCGAGATCGAAGGTAGCTTCAGCGCGATCAAACTGCACGCAGGCGCCGTTCTTGCCTACTTGAAATAACGCATCTGAGGAGCCGCGCGATGAGCTTGCAGTATTTTCATCACAACTTCACGACCACCGAAAAGGGCGTGATCGGCACGGCCACGTCTATCGGCTCCTCAGTGTTCAGCATGCTGCCCCATTTGGAAGCAACCCTCCGCATCGGCGGACTCATCATCGGAATTTTGGTCGGACTGGCCACGCTCATAAGCGTCCTGCACGACATCAGAAAGAAACAGAAAGAACTAAAGAAATGAGAAACTGGAAAACGAGCCTCTTGGGGGTTCTCACTATCATCGCATCACTCAGCACCGCCGGACGCGAATTTCTGGCCAGCGGCCAAGTGCCGGACATCGGCCTCGTCGCCGCAAGTCTACTCGCGGGCTGGGGACTAATTGTTGCGAAGGATAATTCGGCCCGCCTCTGACTCCATGAACCACGCCCGCGCCACAAAACTAGTTGCAGTTGCGATCCTCGCCGCGTCTTGGGCTGCTCTTGCGGCTGGCTGCGTGACGGTCGGCTATGACTTTGTGAAGCAGCAGGCGACCGTCACCGTCAACCCGCCGCCTAAAGGCCACGCGAAGTAACCATGTGGAAGTGGATCAAGAATCTGTTTGGCAAAAAGTCCGCGACTGGCCCAGCGCCAGCCTCGCCGAGCTTGCCATCCGTATCCACAACCGTCTCCACACCCGCCGCGAGCAAAGCCTACGACGAACGCAGGCTCAACACCCCGAACAAAAGCGGACGCCCCATCACGCCGACCATGATCGTCCTGCACCATACAAGCGGCAGCTATAACGGCTCCGTCTCTTGGTGCATGAACCCTGAGAGCAAGGTGAGTTACCACGTCATCATCGCCCGCAACGGCAACCGCACCGTCCTCGCCGACGACACAGCGCGCTGCTGGCATGCAGGCATCAGCTCATGGCAAGGCGTCCCAGACTGCAACAGCTACAGCCTCGGCGTGGCATGGGACGGCAATACCTACGAAGACCCGCTCGGTGAAGCGGCGATGGACAGCGCCATCCAATACATCGTGCCCCGCATGAAGCGCTGGCACATCCCAATGTCCCGCATCGTGACTCACCAACAAATCGCCCCCAACCGCAAGAACGACATCTCTCCCGCCGACGCAGCGCGGTTCAAAAGCAGACTCAAGGCAGCGCTCAACTAATGGCATTAGAATCTCCAGTCCAACGCGACGGCGACAACGGCTTCATCGGCTTCGCCAGCCGTTTGAACCCGCTGACCCTTCCCGCAGGCATGCTGCAAGACAGCGTGAACATGCGTTTGGACAGGGGCGTTGCACAGACCCGCAAGGGATCAAAGCGCCTCACCGACACCATCGGCACGACCGGCGCCCCGCTGACTCTCAACTTTGACCTCGGCACCGACAAGACCGTCACCTCGATCACCCGCAGCTCGACCACGGCCACCGTCACCGCGACCGCGCACGGATTCACGACCGGCGACCAAGTGAACATTCGCGGCGCCGTGCAGACGGACTACAACGGCGACTTCATCGTCACCGTGACGGACGCCAACACTTTCACCTACACCGTCAGTGGCAGCCCCGCGACACCGGCCACCGGCACGATCATCGCCAACAACGGCCCCGAAGTCCGCGACAGCTACGAGGGCGGACTCTACGCGGCCGGTGTCTTCGCCAGCCAGAACTACGACAACGCCAACGAATTCATCGTGCTCGCCGGAAGTGACAGCGCCACGCTTTACCGGCAGGGACAATCGCCGGTGGTCAAAAACTACCCGAACACGCCGCAAGAGCGCATCGAGGGAACCGACACCGTCAGCGTGCTGCAAGCCTTTGATCGCTTGTATATCCTCCGCGAAGCCTCCCGCACCGCCACCGGCTACGAGGAAAAGCTGACAACAGCCTCCGGCATCACCGTTTCCTCGACGACGGCCACGGTCAACGTGAACGCCCACGGCTATCCCGAAGGAGCCACCGTTCGCATCGAAGGCTCTACAACGCCCGCCTTTGACGGCCATGAGTTCCGAGTGCTCGGCACCAACCTTAATACCAACTCCTTTGAGATTACCGTTCCATCCGGCACCGCCACGCATGCCGCCGCGACCATCAAAGTCCGCCGAGTAAAGCCGCCTCTATTTTGGGACGGCGGCGCTGGCAACTTCGTCCGCGCCACCGCAGGCGTGCCAAGCGAAGGCGTCACCTACACGACCATGCCGAGCACCGGCTGGGCGGCCTACCACAACAACCGGCTTTGGTTCGCCAAAAACCGCGACACCGTGGCGATCTCGGACGTTCTCGACCCCGACCTCTACGATCCGTTCTGGAACTCTTTCCGCGCAGGCGCAGGCGGCGATGACCGCATTGTGGCAATCCATCCATGGGTGGAAGGCCAAGCCCTCGTCTTCTGCCGCAAATCCATCTGGCTCGCCACACTCAATCAATTCGCCTCCACCGATGGCAGCGACTTCAGCGTAGACACTCCGGTCTCGCAACTCACGCTCCTCACCAACGAAATCGGATGCAGTGCAAGGAACACCATCGTCACCGCCGGTAACTTTGTCTTCTTCTTGTCGGACGCCGGTATCTACCGCTTAGACCGCGCCCTAGACCTCAAAGTTCGCGGCGACACGAAGCCGCTCTCCGAACCCATCGCCGATCTCTTCAGCCAAGTGGTGCAGAGCCGCGTAGAGCGCAGCGCCTTCGGCATCTGGCACGCAAACCGATACCTGATCGCGCTGCCAACAAGCACCGACCCGCTCGACGGCAACCAGCTCGTCGTCGCATGGAATGCGCTGACGGACACATGGGAATACCGCGACATCTATCCAAGCAGCGCCAGCGTCAACCAGATCCTCGTCGGCACCTACGACAACCAACGCCGCGTCTTCTCGGTGCCGCGCTCCGGCAACCTCTATCTGCTTGAGGAAGAGAACAACGCCGTGGATTCCAACGCGGTCGGCAGCTTGAGCAACAGCAACCCAATCACAGGAGCCATCAAGACAAGGCGTTACGACTTCGGCGACATGCACTCCAAAAGGTTCCTCCGCACGATTGCTGACGTTGTTTTGCCGCTCAACTCAACGGTCAAGACCAAGATCAATTCAATCAATCCAGACATTCCGCCTGACCAGAATGACTCTGATCCAATCACCGGCTACAAGATCGGCGAGCTGACCAACTCGGCCAACGACAACCCCGAAGATTACAACATGAAGTCGCCGATCCGTTACAAGGCGCACGCCATGGAAATCATTTACACAACATCCGGCGGGCGGCCGGAAATCAGATCCGCCAGCATTGAGGCATCGCCCAAGTCCTTGCCTCCGACCGAAACCAGATCAGCAGCATAATTCCTATGGCCTCATACGCATACACATTCACCAGCGGCGACACTGTCACCCCAACCAAGCTCAACAACGCCCGCACCGTCAGCGAGATTGTCAATGCTGACATCAAGAGCGATGCGGCGATTGCTGGAACAAAAGTCGCGCCAAACTTTGGGAGTCAGAACATTCTTACCACTGGAAGTGCTGGATTTGGGACAACTTCCATAGAATCCGGCTTCCGCATGCACGTTACAGGCAGCGGCTTCTTTTCAAGTTCCTCTGGAACAACCACGAAACTTGTCGCAGACACCGCTGACCAGAGGCTTGTGCTTGGTTCTTACTTTGAGTCCGGCGTTGGCCAGCACGCATTTATTGCGTCAACCAACAACGCAGAAACTGGAAACAGTGCGCTGCTGTTTCAGACCGGCACAACCGAACGCATGCGCATCGACGCCAGCGGGAATGTGGGGATTGGGACGGCTTCGCCAAACTCTCGCCTAACCATTCAAGGAACTGGATCTAGTTTGGAGATATACCAAACTGTTGGATCTATCCGCTTTGCATCATCACCAAACAGGACAAATAACTATTTCATCGGCGCGAACATCAGCGACTCCGTAAATGCTGGCCTGCAATTTGGAACTGGAAATGATATAGCCACTGGCACATGCCGGATGCTGATTGATGCAAGCGGGAATGTGGGGATTGGGACGACGAGTCCGACCAAAAGACTGACAGTCGTTGGCCCAACGGCAAACGGCGCGGGCAACGAGGCGCTTTGGGTGGACGCCAACACGGTGCAGTTCGCCGTTCGCCGCGAAAGCGGTG